TGGATTATAGCCAGGTGTTGCGGCTTCCCCTTGAGAAACCCAAAGCGATAATCCACAGGTACATATTTCCCGCCGTTCCAGCTTACAAGCTCCTCCGGGTTCCAGCGAGTTCTCCACCACGCCCCTGAAAAGTAAGCCTTAACGCTGGCCCTCTGGCAGAGCTCTACATATTCCTTGCGCTCCATACTCACACCTCGAAAGGCAAGTCGTTAAAATCGTCAAATTCTTCTTCTTTGGAATTTTCCCAGGTGTATCGGTAATTGGGCGAACCGCTGGAAGAATACACCCGTTTAGATACTGGGTCATAGGCAACCTGGATGGCGTTTTCTTTCAGGGCCAGCCTGCCGGTCATCCGGTTTTTCAGTACGAACAGCTTTCCTCCAGGACTTTCCTCCTCTGGGTTTTTAGCATAACTTAATACCGTATCAACCCGGTTGGTGATGTCCGACGATCCAGAAACCATGTCGTTATCGGAAACCTCGCCTTGTGTCTTTCTGGGATGGGCCACTAGCAGCACCACCACGTTATAGCGCACGGCAATTTGTTTCAGACTTCGAACAAATTGGCTTTGCTGTATGTACTGGCTATCTGAGCTCGATACATCGATTGCGGTCATCAGGTTGTCAATACACACCATGTTCACGCCGTATCTCTGGATGGTTTTTTCTACGGTATCCAGCAGCGACTCGTACTCATCCCCGTCAAGCGCGTTGTTGTCGTACAAAAACGCCTGATCATAGTACCAGTTGTTGATTTTGTCCACGACTTCGGCGGGCAAGCTGTACTCCGGGTCGGAAAACTGGTTGTAGGTGGTAACTACGTTGTGCGGCCCGGCGATCTGCAAGTCTAGCCAGCGCTTGAAATGGTAACCGGGCAGCTCTCCGGAGTAGGCAAGCGTTTTATACCCCTGGCTTAAGGCTTCGGCTATAAACTGTCCCATAACCGTGCTTTTTCCTTCGCCGCGTTTACCGGTAAGCAATACCACTTGGCCGAAGTATAATCCCCCCGTTACTCTATCTAGGCTAGGAATGCCAGTTGCTATTTTAGGGAGTGCGTTAAGATCAACGCTTTCTACGTCGGCCAGCCTTACCACGTGGTTAACCGGAATCACCTGTGCGTCGTTCACGGCCTGGCGGACAGCTTCCGCTCCGTACTTCTGCAAGATGGCGTTAGCGTCCTTTTCACCCAGATAGTCCTCAGGCCGTACCACCCGCAGCTTGCACCGGAGACGTTTTGACAGCTCATCTACCAGAGTAATCTTGCCTTTCTCATGGTCGCCAAAAATCACCACCTCGGGGAATTTTGTAATCCAGTCCCAGCAATTCTCAACCCAAGTAAAGCCTTTCGCCCCGTTCGGCACACTCACGGCGTTTTTTAGTCCAGCCTCAGCCACGCTCAAAGAATCAATCTGGCCCTCGGTAATCACCAGCCTCTGAAAGTCCTGGCACTGATCCATCCCGAACAAGATAGGCATGGTGTCTTTTTCGCACCACTCTTTGTTCTTGTCCCGCTCTCGGTCAAAGTCCGTCTTGCGATATTTCACAAACCGCAACACGTGATTTTCATCGTAGAACGGAAACACCAAAACCTTTTCGTTATCCTTGCGGCTGGAAATCCGATAACGCTCTACCACTTCGCGGCTGATTCCCCGGCTCCCCAGATACTCCACGGCACTCTCTTTGACTTTCAACGGTCGCTGAGGAAGCTCCCTGTACTTGCGGGGCGTCTCCCCCATATCCAGAGGAAATCCAAAATCCCGGGCCAGCTGTACAAAGTGGCCGTGCTTATCGCAGCCAGAACGGAAGCACTTAAAAAGTCCCGTTCGAAGATTAACCGAAAAAGTTTCTTTGTCGTGCCCGTCCCCGTGACAGTATGGGCACCAGCGGAAAAACAGCTCGTCTCCTTTCTGCTTGGTATCGGCCCCCAGCTTTTGGGCCAGCCCAAAAAGGTCTTGCTCTCTAAATTCGTATCCCATTAGCCGCCATCCCTTTTTCGGTAATATTCGTCAAGGTAACCTAACGGTCCTTGCCCTTCATGCCCCGAAGGGGCGGATTGTGCGCAAGCACTTCTTTCTCCTTCTTTATTATTCTTTATATATTCTTGTATGTGCCCATCGGTTGCCCGTTTGTTGCCCATCGGTTGCCCATCGGTTGCCCGTTTGGCTGCCCGCGAGTTTTGATATTTGCCGTAATTTACTAGGGTTATCGTTGTCCCATGTGTTGTGGCGTTTTGAGTTAACATTCCGTCCATTTCCAGGACGTCCAAGAACCGCTTAACTTTTTTTCGCTCCCATCCCCATCGATCTGCAAGAAATAGGACGCTCCGGTAAACGGTACCGCGTTTTCCTTCTACCTTGGAAGAACCAGAAACAAACTCTCCATCTTGGTGATTGGCAAGGAGTATAAGGTCAACCCAGGCCTGCCCTTTTGAGAAGGGTTTATCTTTCCAAAGCCAGTGGTTCTGGATATTACGGTCTATTTTTATCCAACCGGCCATTACATCCCCTCCAATCTTTCCTTGACTTCTCGGTACACGATTTCCCGCAGCAAGCGGGCCGTGGTTCTAGGCTGGCAAAATATCACCTGGCAATCATAGCGAGCAAGCCATGCTGTAAGGCTGGCTGTGAGGGCCTGGGGCTTCATCTGGCTTTTATACTCCCCGGATAAAGCCTTTTCCCAACTGCCGTTCTCCACCAGCAAATAGAGCTTCGCGTGGGCTTTTCTGGCTCTCTCAAACTCACGCTGGAACCTCTTGCGCTCCCGTCCGTAACACTGGCAAAGTTCGTCCAGACTCATCTTGCGCTCAATGGCTATGGAGCCGGAGAAGTCCAGCTCCTTGCCATCAATCGAGCACTTGGCGGAATAGTCCCCAAAATCCAGCTTGTGGCGCTCCCAGGGAATTCCAACCTCTTTCATCCGTCGGCGGAAGCTCAAGGTGTCCTGCTCTCTGGTATCCACCAGTAGAGTGAGACTTTTCAAAGCCTCCGCCACTTCAAAAGGCTCCATCAGAACGGGAGATCGTCCACGGTGCTGTCTTCCGTGTCCACGATGTCCTCGAAGTTTGTAATGCTGGGGGCTTCGGTCTTTTTCTTGATGGGCTTGTCTTTCGGCTGCTGGAATTTACCCTGGCGGATGTCCTCGACGGTGTAAGCCTGGAACGGGTTGGTTTTCCAGCCGGTTTTGCCATTGTATTCCCATTCCTCGTTGCGGAACGTCAACCCCACCAGCTTCCCCTTTAGATTGGTTTCATCCCAGTCCCAGCGGTAACCGGGGTTGGAGTCTTCCACATCATTCACAAAGCGCTTGAGTTTCGCAGCGCTCCAACCGTCTTTCTCGCTGCCATCATCATTGGGTACATACAGCCGGAAAACCCCACGCCATTTCTTGTCCTCGGTCTGCTGGCTGTCAAAGTCGCGCCGGTAATAGCCTTTGTACTCGCCCTCCACGATGTCCACGGCCACCTCCAGCCGCTCGAAGTTGCCACGCGTCCCCTCAAAAGTGCGGATTTTTGCGCCCTGGATTTTGCACACATACCCTCCAGCGGGGAGGGAGGTAAAATCAGAGCTAGCCTTTACATCGTCCCAATTTTTAAGCTGTTTCATGGTTTTCTTGCTCCTTTTCAAATCCATAGTATTCGCGGATGGTATCATCCACGGCTTTTAGGTCGTTGTCGATCTCGCGGTCGAACATCTCCATCGGGCTCTTGACAGTAGTAAACCCATCAGATTGGGTTTCGAACCAATGGCGGCTGCCGTCTGTCTTGCACAGCAGAACAATTGAAAACAGGCCCTCGACGGTTAGCTTTTCATCCAGCATTTTTCCAATTGTCTTGGCTTTGGTCTTTCCTTCCTGAGTGGTCTCTACGTGGTGGAGAAAATAAACGATCTTGTCCGCCGGCAGCTTTTCGATGCAAAATTTTACCACCGTGTAGAAATGCAGGGCCATGTCAGTGAATTTCTGGTAGCCGGTTTCTTTGGCATGGTCGAACATCTCGAAGCAAAGAAGATACTGGCTATCATCAATCACGAAAGACTTCTTCGGGCTTTTTGCCATTCCCCTCATAATCGTGCCGTAGTCGCTTACATTGGCCATAGGCAGCTTCTTCCGGAAAGGCAGCGGCTTCCCAGCCACGTTGAAAATGCCGATGTCATCCGGACTGAAATTTCTAAGGGAAGCAGACTTCCCGGAACCGCTCTCTCCCATCACAAGTACAGGAACCCCCATTACTATCCCTCCTTTTCTGGAAACTCTAATGGGCACCAGGCCCCAATAGCGCTGTGCGGAAAATGCACTGGCTCTTTGTTCAGCTGGCATATCCTTTCATTACTGGAAAGAAAGGGGCACTTGTCGCACCTTACGTATTCCTTGCCATTCCAGTCGACGGGGAATTTTACCTCCATAGTGGCCGTGGCGGTCACAAAGGCCTTTATCCCGTTCTCCAGGCTCACGCCACCACCTCCCGCGCGTACTTATCATCCAAGTAATCCAGAAATTCGTTGTCGTACTCCTTGGCGAATTTAAGTAGCAGGTGACTCAAAAAGCCTTGATTCTCTGGGAGCGGAAAGGAAAACTCTCTTTTGACTGCCTCCAGAGCTATCCTTGCTTGCTCCGATTTCTTGAGGGTTTCTAAAAACCAGAAATCCACAGCGAAGTCATACTGAAGATTCACAGAAGAATTTATAAACTCCCAGATTTCATTTTTTCTGGTTTCCAAATAATAGTGCTTCCGGCAATCCAGGCAAAGGCTCACGCCGTCGATCTCCTTAACGCCGTAATCGTCCCCGCACTCCTCACAAAGCAGGGCCCGTGGGGTTTCTGGGATGTCTGGCGGTTCCGGGTAGCTCCCGGCCCCCAGCCCCCTGGTTTCAATGTTCATTGACAAATTTCCTTTCTAATGATAAAATAATAATGATAAATTTCCTTTGCCGCCTTTCCCGTGCCACCGGGGAGGCGGTTTTTCTATTTTCTCTCCTTGGGTTCCAGCTTCCCGCACTCGTTCACCCGATGGAACTGGTTTGCCAGAGGAATAATCGCGTTCTGCGCTGCGATCACCTCTGGATCGTCACAATCCAATCGGCAGAAATGGTAGGCTAGTTGGGAGGCGATCCACTTACACACTCGCACGTCCAAGCTCCCACACCACAGGGGCCAACAGCTATAGTCCAGGTCGGCTTCCCGCAGGTCGGCTTCCCGCAGGTTGGCTCTCTTACCGTCTGGTTCGTCGTTGATCCACTTTTGGTGGAGTTTCAATACATTTTTTAATTGCTTTTCTTCCACTTTATTTCCTCCTTATCAAGCCGCCCAAAAATACTCTTTCTCCCTGGCCCGGGGAGCCTTGCGGCGGTACTCTCTCATCCGCTTTACCTGCTCCCAGTGCCGTGCTTTGCGCTCCTGCTGCCAGTCGTAGACCTTAAATAGGCCACCCAAGATGCAGATAACGCCAAGCGTACCAAACAAAATCATAGCTTCTACCATCGTCTTTCTCCTTTCTCTCCCCGCTTGGAGAACCCCCCGGGGGATTATGGAGGGTTGCCCTATAGCAAGATTTTTTATTTTTTCAGGCCCCGGGAGCTTCCCGAAGCGGGGAGTTTATAAATTTTTTACGCTTTCAACGGCTGCGGCTCCGGTATCTTTCGCCGGGGCCTGGTGCTTGTAAAGTGTCTCTGATAGGGTTCCGCCGGGCCTGTCCTGGCTTTGATGTAAGCCTCTAGCCCAGACGCGGGGACTAAATGCTGTCTGCCGTCCTGGAGCGTGTCCCCAAAGTCGCCCCGGACTATCATCTGCCTTACAGCCCTTGGGCTTTTCCCGCCCAGTATCTCGCCGATCTGTGCGGCGGTGTAGTAGCGCTCCATTACGTTGGCATACTCGCCCGGTTTAGCTCTCTTTTCCATAGCTGAGTTTCCTCCGCTCGATTTCCTTGTCCATTTCCTTTTCGATCTTCTCAAGTAGCTCCCAGTCTTGCCCACTGGGGGCTGTTTGCTTTTCCAGGGCATCCGCTATCCGCTTTAGGGTTTTATCGATGTTTTTCATGGCCCTTAAAAACTCGCCATCCATCTCCCTCACCTCCTTTCTAGTTGGCCTCCGCCGAACCGCAGAATTTTACCGAGCCACTTTTTCCGGACTCTGCGCGTCTTTCCGTAGAGGGCCAGGTGCTTCCAGCGAGCGGGGGCGGCGTTGATGGTCATGTACGCCACCTCCCGCGCAAGGTCTCCGAGGGATGTTGCAAAGTCTCTAAAGGCCTCGATCAGGCCGGAAAAGGCATCCGCGGCTCTTTGCGTATTCACTGGTGTCACTTCCTTCCTTTCCTCTCGCCCTCAACTCCCTTCATCTCGATTAGCTGGCCTTGTCCTTGCCCTTGTCCCGCCGATATGCGTCAAGACCTTTCTGGACTAACTGGCGGACGACCTCGGAATACGAATCCTTTGCGTGACGGCTGGTTTTCTTGAGATTTAAGATCTTTTTATCCAGCTCAGGCGGTACGGCGATGGTCACTCGCCTCATGGTTGTCATCTTTCTTCGCCACCTCCCTTCGGTTCTGAACTACTCCTATTATAGTTCAGCACCTCTCGAAAGTCAATAAAAAGTTCGGAACTTTTTTACCAAAGGTTTTGCTCTATTTTTGTGCATTTTTTTGATGAACCTCCACTTGCTGGAGTGATATGATGGGCCAATCTATGTGGTGGAAGGCCCGAAAAATATTTTGAAAAACTTTTGCAAAGCCCCTTGACAATAATGCTATAAAGTATTATAATAAAGACACAGAAAAGGAAAGGGGAACACGAAGATGACCGGAATGAGATTTTTCGAAATCGTGGTTGGTACACTTAAGAAAGAATACGGCGAGACATTCGAAACCTTAAGCCAGGAAGAAAAGCAAAATGTGGTCATGATCTTCGCCCACCAGGTAGCCGCAGAGAACCCGGAAATCATGCAAGCCTTGGCTCATGCAGTGTACACCGACATTATGGCAGAATAAAT